AAAATGAATTACTTAATAAACTACGCTAAAAATCAGTTTAACGATAGCAAAGGTTTACATTTAAATAGTGCTGATTGGAAAAGTTTTATAACATTAGGAACACCTTTATATTATTCATTTCTTATTAATGGTATAATTAAGTATAATACTAAGTCAAGCATATCTGGTAAAAGATATGAGCAAATAATAAAATTATCAGATTATAAAAAAATGGAAGCACCGTTATTGTTATTATTTTTATTGGAAACAGATGAGCAAACTATAATAGATTATATATCTTTATTTTTAACTGTTAGTGAAGCTAAATTATATTGTCCTTGTGATGCATTTTTGTATTGGGGCTCTCATTATAATTTATCAGAACTGAACTCAATTTACGGACCACCTGAAACCAGATTTCCTAAAATACGAGACTCTAAAAATAATAATATAGTTTGTAAACATCTATGGATAGTATTAAGTAATTATCCAAAACAAATACACGATTTTGCTAAAAATATGATACCTTATTATAAAAGATACTTTGGTATAGGTAGCCCAACTGGAATAGAAAGAACTAAAAAACAATTAGGCATAAAAGGAATTAAACAAGTTGTAATGCAAGGCACCAAAGACTTAAATAAATTAGGTAATAAAGAACTTTTAGACATATACAATAAATTAACAGAAGGTAAATTGAATGAAATATATAATAAAGAACAAAATGAGAAGTTAAAATTAGAAGAAGACAAAAGAAATGAGCAATTAGAAAAAGAAAGACTAGAACAAGAAAAAATAGAACAGCAAGAAAAATTAAAACAAGAAGAAATGAAAAAACAAGAAGAATTAGAGAGAACTAAATTAGAAAAAGAAGAACAACAAGAAAAAGAAAGATTAGAACAAGAAAAATTAAAACAAGAAGAAATGAAAAAAGCTGAAGCAGAAAAAAAAGATTATGATAGTGTAATGAATAAGACTATATATAATGATAAAAGTAATGTTATTACTGAAATTAAACCATCAGATTTAGAAAAAATAAATATTTAATATACATGAAGGAGTTTTCAATATGTGGATTAAACAAGAATATGATTATAATGATTTAAAAGAAAATAGTTGGAGTGGAGCAGTAAATACTTTAAGAAGAATAGAAGAAGCAAATAAAGAAGAAGAATTAATGAATTTTTTAGAGGATATATTTTATGAGAATATTCCATCTGATACAGAAGTAAATGATTTGTTGTGGTTTGAACCAGAAATGATTTATGAATCTTTAGGTATTACTGAAGAAGACGAAAACGAAAAAGATGAAGAAGAAGTTACCCCTGAAGATTTAGATAAATTTGCCAGATAAAATAATTCAAAAAGGATAAATAAAAAGGATAAGGATATTATTTGAAAAAAAGCATAGTAGAAATTCTGAAAGATGACGAAAGGTTAATTGAATATATTCAATCTTTAGAGGAAGATATTAATAAAACTGAAGATGCGGATGCAACATTAGATTTGATTTTAAATAATATATTACATAACTGTGATAACTTTTCGGACAGACGGGCATTAAAATCAACTTTAATTGAATCAGTGACAGACCTCATTAAGCTTAAAACAGAATTACCAATGAAAAGAGTTCAAACTAAAAAAAGTATTTTAGATATAATGACCAAAAAAGAAGAATTAGAAATTAAAAAAACACAAGCAAATGCATCAGCGGCTATAGCAGGGTCGGCAGTAGACATGTTAACATATTTATATACAACTTTAGATAATTTACATATTCACCCGATTGCTATTGAGGAATCTGTATTAGATGCAGAATGTGTTAATATTATAGATACATTATCAATTGATGAAGAAATTACAGAAGAAAAAATAGAAGAAGTTAAAATTGAAAATGATGAGAATAATTTAATTAGTATTGATGCTATGATAGAAGAAGCTATTGATGAAAGTAAAATTGATATATTAGATATACAAGCACAATTAGACAGCTAAAAGGTGTGAGAGACAATAAATGGCTAAAAAGAAAGAACCAACTCCAATATTAGGTAAGATTGGTGATAAGCTACAAAAATACATAGACCAATATTCTAGAATGTATAATCAAAATAAGATATATGACGAAAATGCTAAAACATTTGACCCTACTAAAGTTATATCTAAAGAAGATTTAGAACAAATATTGCAATCCAATAGTGGTGGAGGATTTCAAGGACAAACAATGTTCGAAAAATTCTTTGATTTATCTATTGGCAGAGGTGCAAGATATTCTGAATATGAGCAAATATTTTACAGAATACCTGAAGTTGCACAAGCGTTGCAGATATATGTTGATAGTATATTAGCACCTAATGTTGGCAGCAGAGATAATCAAATAATTTATGATACATACGAAGATACACAGACATCTAAACAAGCAAAGAAATTATTACAGGTAATATTAGACAAAACTAATTTCTTTAATTTATTACCACAGATAATACATACACAATTAATGTATGGTGATTGTTATGTTGAATTAGAACCTACATCATCTGGTGTTAGATATATCATACACAATCCAAATAATTGCTCTTTAGTATATGATTCAAAAACTGATATAGAATTAGGATTAATGATTGAAACTAATCAATCTGAATCTAAAATTGTAGATATGTTATCTGAGGCTTTCCCTCAATTAGTTATTGAACCACCCAATCAATTAATATCTATAGTAAGTGATAAAAGATATCTGTCAAATAAAGCAAATAAATTTCAAATAGCATCGATGGAAAAACAGATGACAGAATTATTAAAGGATGTTCTTAAAGACAGAGGGACTAAATTTAAATATCTTGCCCCTCATCGTTATGTAAAATTCCCAATATATCTTAATAATTTATATTACCCTTATGGAACAAGTACTTTAGACCCTGTACGTGGTGTTGCAAAACAATTATTACTTATTGAATCTGCATTAGCTGTATATAGAGCAACAAGAACTCCTCTTAGAAGTTTATGGACATTAGAAGTAGCTGGAATACCTGCAAATGAAATACCTGGAATAATGAGAGGTGTAATGCAGAGAGTACGTAGACAGAGAATTTTTGATAGAGAAGGATCAGATTCTACTCCTACTATTAACACTATACCAGATTTTCTAGGTTTTGAAGATGATGTTTGGGTTACATCAATTGACGGAGTTAAACATTTAAATTATGAAAATTTAGCTACACCTGATATTACTCCATATACAAATGATGCTGAATATTTTAAACAGAAATTATTGTCTTCATTGGGTATTCCACCTAGCTATCTCGCTGAAGAATCTGGTGGAGCAACAAGAGCATTATTAACATTAGAAGACGTAAGATTTAGCAGAACAATTAAAAAGTATCAATCAGATATTAATAATTCTTTAAATGAATTAGCTAATGTTTGTTTTATGCTTATTAATCAATCTCAATTTGTCGATAAAGTTAAAATTAGTTTACCTGAACCTACAACAATTGAATCTAATCTTAAAATTGAAAATCTAAGAAACAAATTAGATGCTGGTTCACAATTTATGGATTTATATCCTAATGTTCCTAAAATGTGGGTAATGAAAAATATCGTAGGATTAAGTCAAGATGATATCGATGAAATGGAAAAAACGATAGGTGAACAAGAAAAATATACATTATTTATAGATCAAAAATTTAATTCAGATGAAACAGCAAATAATGATGAATTCAGTAATAGTGGTGGATTCTCAGATATGGGCGGAGGAATGGATGAATTCGATATGAATATGGAGGAATCTTCATCGGAAGGACCAATGGGTGAAATTAATCTAGATGAATTAGGAGAACCTGATGAAATAGGAACACCTAATCAAGAAATGGAAGCAGAGATGGAAACACTTTAAATTAGATAAAAATTAATTATAAATTTAAAAATATACACAATTTTAAATTTAAATATAACGATAACAATTTAAGTTATTATTTCTAGGAGGTTTATTTAAATATGCCAAACAGCTATAAAGAAGATTTGAAATTAATGTTAGGTAAATTAACAAACATGATAGGGTCAAATGATTCAACTAATGAATCAATATTATCAAATATATATAATGATTTTGATAGTTTGAATCCTGTTGATCAATTTGTTGTTAGAGAATATGTTTCAGATTGTATCAATGAAATAGTAGAAGCCAAAAAAATTAACACTGATAGTGACACAAAAGCAGTTGAAGCAACAACAACTATTTTATCAGCAAATTGTAGGATAGTCCCCGGTACTGATGGTAAATTCTATGTTTACGATGAAGATAAAATTGTAGGTAGTTATGATAATGAAGCAGATGCAAGAAGCTTTGTTAATGCACAACAGAAAAATACTTTAGTATCAGCAGATGAAGAAGTTATGGATGAAAACGTTACTGAAACTGTCGAAGAAGAACCTACTTTACCTGATGAATTAACAGAAGAAGACGCACCTGTAGATGAAGAAGTTGTCGAAGAAGATGAAGAAACACCTGAAATGGATGAACTTAGACAAATATTAGAAGATGCTGATAATATTCTTTCCATAATTGACAGTAATATTAAAATGACAACCGACCTTGACACAGTAGCTAAAATGATTGTACAGGAAGATGCTATAACAACTAAGAAAGAAAATTTAGAAGAATCTGACCCTGCTGATCCTAAGATTAAAGATATGATTAATCAGTTTAGAGATTTCTTAGATCAAGTAGAATTAGAATCAATTGATTTAATTAATAAAAATGCTCCTGGAGCAGATATTGAATCAGAAGATGTAGCTGAAGAAGAAAATGAAAAGATAGAAGATATCGAGGATAAGATAGAAGAAGAAATGGAAAAAGAAGAAGATGAAGTAAATGAAGAAGAAAAAACTTCAATAAAGGAAGATACTTCTTTTGAAGACGAAGCTAAAGCTATTACAGATGAAAAAGAATTACTTAGTAAAGATATAGAAGAAGATATAGAAGAAGATGTAGAAGTTGAAACATTAGAAAAAGACCCTTCAATTGATGCTCCTGATGCGGAAGATATAAATGAAGTATTAGGTGATTTTGAAGATGAAGAATTTGAATTTATTGATGAAGACGAAGAAGTATTAGATGAAACAACGGAATCACCTGTTGAAACTATCGAAGAAATAGATAGTCTTATCGATAAATTAATGGATTTAATTACAGATGAAGAAGTTACTGAAGAAGCAGAAGAAATCAAGGAAGAAATTCAAGAAAATTTGGATAAGGTAGAAGCTAGTGTAGAAGAACTTCCCGTAGAAGATGAAGAATTTGAAGATATCGTTTTCGATGAAGAAGAAGCACCGGTTGAAGATATAGAAGAACTACCAGTTGAAGAAGAATTAGAAGAAGAATTAACAGAAGAAGAATTAGAAGACGAAGAAGAAAAAGCTGTTGAAGAAGCAAAGGTTCTTAATGAAATATCAGAAGAAGATTTACATAAAGTAGATTTCCCTGGTGGTACTGGTGCTGATGAAGGTGCTATATATGCAGGTAAAGTAAAGAAAGTTGACTATGTAAAAAAATTAGAATCTGATATTGAAAAATATAAAAAAAAGATTCTCAAAGGTAAATTAACTGAAAATTTAGGTTCAAAGGAACTAAATGAACTTAAAGAAAAATATGATACTAAATTAATAGATGATTTAGATCATGCTGATAAGATGAAGATGAATAAATTAATTGACAGTTTTGCAGATTGGGCTTCTAATTTAGATATAAGTGATTTTAAAAAAACAAAATAAAAAGGATATGGTTTTAAATGATTAGTTCAAAAGACAGATATGTATTTAAATCACTAGCCAATCCTGTTTTGGAATGTACTATAATCAGTGATGTAAGAAAAAACGATACTAATAAAATAGTTGCTGAAGCTGTGTTCCAAAAATGTGATGATTCAAATGCTAATGGACATAAATTTCCAAAAAGAGTATTAATGGCGGCTGTTAATGAGGTAGCAGATGAAGTTGAAAGTAGACATCTAGTTGGGGAACTTGACCACCCAGATGATATTAATGATGTTAACAGAATAGCTACGATAGCACTTAAAAATGTATCTCATGTAATTACTAAGTTGGCTATGGATGGTAATTATGTTGTAGGTAGATTTGAAACTATTGATACTCCTAATGGCAATATATTAGCCACATTATTAAGAGAAAAACTTAAAGTTGGAGTAAGTATAAGAGCTATTACTGACCAAGATATTAGCTATGGTCTAGATAATGTTGACACTATTAACGAATTTACTTTAATTACTTATGATGCAGTTCACAACCCTGCTTATAGTGATGCTTATGTAAAATCAATAGTGAGCAGTTGTTATAAATTACCTAACAATAATTATGTTATACCAGAAAATGTAAATAGTGATAAGTTAATAACGGTAA